CATCGGGTTCAATCGTAGTAATCGCCCATTAAAAATTCGTATCTTTGTGTATGGCAATAGTTTACAGACATATTAGATTAGATAAGAACCAACCATTTTACATTGGTATTGGGAAAACTGAAAAACGGGCTTACACAAGATTTTCAAGAAATCCAAGGTGGGAACTGATTGCCAAAAAAACCGATTGGAGAGTGGACATTCTATTTGAAGATGTTTCAATGGATTTTGCAAAGGAAAAAGAAATAGAATTAATTGCATTGTACAAACGATATGAGGATGGCGGATCGTTGTGTAATTTAACCAAAGGCGGTGATGGTATTACGGGCTATGTGTTCACAGAAGAAGCAAAGCAAAATGTTAAAGCCAATACCGCCAAAGGAGAGAATCATTACAGATTTGGAAAGGGTATGCCACCCCATGTTATGGAAGCGTTGGTAAATGCAAATAAAGGAAAGCCATCACATAGCAAAGGTAAAAAACGACCAGAAATAAGCGGAATGAACAATGTTCGTTCTAAACCACTTTATTGCGAAATGACAGGAATGTTTTTTGAATCATTTACCGATGCGGCAAATTTTTTAGGAATTCCGAGTTATCAAATTGTCAATATGTTCAATGGTAAAAATAAAAATATCACATCACTAAAATTATACAAAAATGAAACTTATACAAATTAACACCCCCGTAAATTTGACATCGGGATTAAGCATCCCAAGTGGATCGGTTGTTGTTATTGCCGAAGGATATTCGGATAACAAATCACAAAAAGACGGAATCATCCCTGCCCAAATCGCAACCTTTGTTTTTGCAAGTGTACAAGCATTGGCAGAAGGCAAAGCACCGATTCAAGGCATTGAGGATTTTAACACCACATTCAGCGGGTTAGAGTTGAGCGTAAGCGATTACGAAACTTTGGCAGCGGAAACCTTGCTTGTCAACGCTGTTGAGTTAGCACTTGAGCAAATCTACGGAGTTGAGAATGTAGATGTAATTGCAATTTAATGAAGCACAGCGAATGGGCAACACCTACCCAAGAAGAGGTGCGTGAACTTGAATACACTCAACTTGAGGAGAACAACGGCAACGGAAAAGGCAACGGAACAAGTGTACCCGTTAATTCAGGCATCCTGTTCGCTCTCGCTATCGCTTTAATCTTTGGACTATGGAAGCAATCCCGTACATCACAACGCTCTACATCGGAATCTTAATCGGCTATCACTTACACCGATATAAATGTAAACGAAAATGAAACAATTTCACAATGATACAACCGCAGCGATTGCAACCGCTATTTCAACGAGTTCGGCAGTCATCACTTTCACTCAAACTTGGCAGCCAGTTCTTACTTTTAGTGTGGGGATTATTGGTGTTGTATCGGGCATTTTGGCGGTGGTTTACTACCACAAGAAAATAAAGAGGATAGATGGCAAAGGTTAAAGTTGAGTCATCGTTTAGGGCAAAGCCAAAGAACAAACTCCGCAGACACACAAAGCACATTAACAAACACAAATCGTGGAAACCAAAAAGAGGACAAGGTTGAAGGGGTACTTCCAACCAACACCAAAGAGATTCCGAGTGCTTGGAGATTCCATCGCTGCCGGATCGTTGTTCGTTGCCGGGTTAAATCTTGATCACCCAAAGTTGATGCTGATTTGTGGCGTTGCTGGTGCATTGGGAAAGTTCATCACAAACTTCTTCACGGATGAAACAAGTTAAATTCAACGGTTACTACCAAGAAGAGTCACCGAAATCGCAAATCTATTTGCATCACACCGCTGGTGGTGGTGACGGAGTGGCAACCTTCAAGTATTGGGATGCCGATCCAGTACATGTCGCAACCTGTATTGCAATAAGTCGGTCAGGTGAAATCGTGCAAGGGTTCTCATCTAAACATTGGGCATTCCACTTGGGTTTGAAATCTGCTCACTTCAAAGGGTTACCATTCATCAAACTTGACAAGACATCCATCGGCATTGAGATTTGCAATTGGGGTTATTTGGTAGAGAAGAACGGCAAGTTCTTGAACTATGTCGGTAAGGAAGTCAAAGATGTTTGCAAACTTGACAAGCCGTATAAGGGATTTACCTATTTTGAGAACTACACGAAGGAACAAATTGCATCAACCAAAGAGTTGTTGTTGTTGTGGCGTGAGAAGTACGGCATTGACTTGACATATCACGAGGACATTTGGCAAGTTACCAAAAGAGCTTTGAGCGGAAAGAATGGAGTGTTCACTCACAACTCGGTTCGTGCAGACAAAATTGATGTCTATCCGCACCCTGATTTGGTATCTATGTTGCAATCACTTTAAGTTGCTATTTGATTACGATGATATTCCAAAGGATTAATTTTCACGACAACAAACTGCCTGTGTTCAAGGAGAACAAGGCGAAAGGGTTCGTGACATTTGGGGCAGACAATCAGTATCCTGATTTTCTCATTGAGTTATTCAATAAATCACCCAAGCACAATGCAATCGTTTCTGCAAAAGCATCATATGTTGCTGGTATAGGGACGGAGGTATACGGTCAAAATACAACTGACATTGCCAAAGCCGAAGCCAAACTCAAAAACATAAACGCTTACGAGACCTATGAGGAACTGAAATCCAAAATCGCCTACGATGCGGAGTTGTTCAATGGCTTTTGCGTTGAGGTAATTTGGAACAAAGCCAAGACCGCTCCAGCGGAATACTATCACATCCCATTCAAGGATGTCCGTAAAGGTTTAGAGGGTGACTACATCTATTGTGCTGATTGGACTGATTCCAAAGCCGAGAAAATTCACTATGTTCCATATAACCCCATCACGAGAGAATCAAAGCAATTGTACTACTGCCAGTTCTATCGTCCCGGTCAAGGTGAATATCCTTTGCCCGACTATGTTGGAGCATTGAAATACATTGAGGTTGACACGGAGATATCCAATTACTACCTGAATAGCATCAAGAACGGATTTACGGCACAAACCCACATCCAGTTGTTCAAGGGGATTCCAACACCTGAAGAAGCTCGTGCAACTGCAAGACGATTTAAAGAGAACTATCAAGGAACGGACAATGCCGGTGGGTTAATTATCCAATACAACGATCCGACAGAAAAGGAATCTGTTATCAGCAACCTTCAACCATCGGATTTTGACAAGCAATTTGACTTGTTAAATAAGACCGTACAACAAGAGATATTTGTTGCCCATAAGGTCAACTCTCCAATGTTGTTTGGTGTGCGTGTAGAAGGTCAGTTAGGTGGTAGAACGGAATTGATAGAGGCGTATGAGATGTTCCATCACGCATACATTGAACCACGCCAACAAAAGATTGATGATGTGTTCGCTTACTTGCTTGAACCTATTGCACAGGTAAGATTGGAAACCATCAACAAGCCACCTATCGGATTGGATTACCAAGCATTATTCACCGCTGGTGTAATTACAAATGAAGAAGCAAGAAAGGAACTTGGATTGCCATTGATTACCGATGTACAACAATCATCTTTGAACGATGCCATCAATGCTTTGAGTCCTTTGGTTGCAAACAATGTCTTGTCAAATATGACAATCAACGAGAAGCGTCAATTAGCAAATCTACCACCTATCGCTGGAGGAGATTCTTTGCCATCTGCCGCACCAGTTGCATTGTCAAAACAAAACCCATTCGGATGGGATGATGAGCGTGACCTTATCGTGTTTAACAAATACGGAGAGAAAGCCGAAGAATTTGAGGAGGCAAAGTTTGAGTTTGCAGATGCGATTGAATCTGCCATCTTGAATGTGCTGAAAGAAAACAAAGGTCTTCAGGTCGGAGACATTGTAAACATCACCAAACTTGACGCAAAGGTTGTCGCTGATACGATTGCCAAACTTGCCAAAGCCGAATTAATTAAATCATACGAGGACGGATTGGAAACAACCCCAAAAGGATTGGAAGAAATCAAGAATCTTCAAACTGAATTGGTGGTTCGCTACCAGTACGGACTTGCTCCCGGCATCACAGGAGGACTTTTGCTTGACACATCTCGCAAGTTCTGCACGGATGTTGTGAATAGTGGTCGTGTGTATTCTCGTGAGGACATCAATATGATGAGTGCTGAACTCGGCTACGATGTGTGGAAGAGAAGAGGCGAGTGGTACACAAACCCAACAACCGGAATCACCACACCACAATGCAGACACATTTGGGTTCAAAAATTATTGAGGAGAATTAAACGATGACCAACTTTGTATACTTCATTTCAACAACCTATTTGAAGGACAACACCCCTTTGAATGAGAATGTTGACGATAAATTGCTCAAGTCAGCAATCAAAGAAGCTCAAGAGATTTATGTGAGAGATGTCATCGGTTCAGGCATTTACAATGAACTGCAAACACAAGCATTCGCTGGGACATTGACTCAATTGAATACAACCCTTTTGGACTCATACATCGCACCTTGCTTGAAATACTACACATTGACCGAAGCAATGCTCCCAATGACATTCAAATTGATGAACAAATCGGTTGCATCAAGGGAGAGTGACAACGCTCGTGCAGTATCGGTTGAGGAGATGACAATGATTGAGGGCAGATATCGTGACAAAGCAGAGTATTATGCAAATCGTTTGCGTGATTACTTGCGTACCAACACAACTGATTATCCTTTATTTTTGAATCCGGGCAATACCATTGACACCATTCGCCCAAAGAACACCGCTTTTGTAGGTGGCATTTATCTTCCAACTTCACAAGATTGCTTTTGGAACTATGACTTCCCCAACGAGGACAAATAAGTGGCAGAAAAACAACGAGGCAAAGCTTCTCAAATTCCTAAAGAATGACACTAAACCAAATCATCAAAAAAATCCAAACGGCAGCCGAAAGCCATAAGATGGTCGGCAAGTTCGGTGTTGGTCAGCAGTCAAACTTGACGGTTGAAAACATTGAATACTATCCGCTCGTTTGGTTGTATCCTGATGGGTTTAATCTCTCCACAACTGGCAACCTAATGACCTACAATTTCGCATTGTTGGTGATGGATCGTGTCTTTGAGAGTGAATCAAATGTCGTTGAGGTTCTTTCGGACACCGCACAAATCGTTGCAGATATCTTTGCTTTGATTGACAACAACACCATCAATGATGAGGATTTTGAATTGGTGGTAACATCAAACGCTTCACCTTTCTACGATGCCAAAACTGATATATTAAGCGGATATGCAATCAACTTCCAAGTCAACACTCCTTATTTATTTGATACTTGTGTTGTTCCTGTGTAGTGTGTTTTTGGCTTTCTTGAATTTAGAAAGACCAATTCGCATTGAACGACCAATAAATGTAGAGATGCACGAGAGAATCGTGGAGAGGGAGAAACTTGTTAGAGACACGCTACTGAAACAAATCAATTCATTTGATACTATCTACCTTGATACATTTAAACCTTCAGCAGAGGGGCTAAAAAAGGCGATAGGACTACACATCCACTTGGATACCCTATGAAGAAAAACAATGTATTGAAACTTGAGAAGAACTGGGAGGAGACGAAAGTTCTGCTCATCTCTGATTTGCATTGGGACAATCCCAAGTGTGATAGGGATTTACTCAAGAAACACCTTGACCAAGCGGTCAAAGGGAATCACGACATCCTTATCAATGGGGACTTGTTTTGTTTGATGCAAGGAGCGTACGATCCACGCAAATCAAAGAGCGACATTCGTCCTGAACACAACTCCGCAAACTACTTTGATGCCATCATCAACACCGCAGTTGATTGGTTTACACCTTACGCTCATCTCATCAAGTTAGTCGGCTACGGAAATCACGAGACCGCCATCCTTAAGAGACAAGAGACGGACATCATTGAACGCTTTGTGACTTTGCTGAACTACAAGACAGGTAGTGCAATTCAAGTTGGTGGATATGGTGGATGGAT